TAAACTATACAAAAAACAATGAATTTCATCATTTACATTCTCATGCTAATTCTTTTATTTCTGGAGTTTTATATATGCAAGCTAATGAAGATGTTGATAGCATTGTTTTAGAAAGAAGAAAAACACTTGAAAACATATTAATTAAACCAGAAAACTGGGGTGTGTTTAATTCAGAAAACTGGAGATATAAAATTAAAACGGGAATGTTAATTCTTTTCCCTTCTACAGTGCCACACAGTGTAAGAACAAAAAGAGATAACGAAGAGAGAATAAGTCTTGCTTTTAATACTTACATAAAAGGAACATTGGGTGATACAAAAAGTTTAACGGAGTTAAAATTATGATAAATTACAACAATGAGTTTTTATATCAATTTATAAAAACATATAAAGTTATAGACAAAGATGTTTGTAAAAGCTGTATTAAAAATATAAACAAAAGTGAGGGCTGGAATCAACATACTTTCTATAACGAAGGATTAAAAAAATCACATACAAGATCAGGTAACAAAGAATTGTCTGTTCTTCATTATCATCAAGCTCTTGGAGAACAAAAAAAGATTATAATGGATTCAATATGGCATGCTCTTGATAAATACTTTAAAGATTTGGATACCCCTTGGTTTACTGAATGGCATGGTTATACAGCTATAAGATTTAACAGATATAAGAAAAATAAAAAAATGGCTTTTCATTGTGATCATATTCACAGTATTTTTGAAGGTCCAAAAAGAGGAATACCTTTCCTAAGTATTTTAGGTTCTTTAAATGATGATTATGAGGGCGGTGAATTTATTATGTTTGATAAAAAGGAATATAAAATAAAAGCAGGTCACGTGTTAATTTTTCCTTCTTTTTTCTTTTTTCCACACAGAGTTGAACCTGTTACAAAAGGAACTCGTCACACGTACATATCGTGGGCTTATTAATGTTTGATGTTAAAATAATGAAACCTGATGAAATAAGAGTCATTGATAATTTTTTAGATAAAAAAACATTTAAAGATTTACAAAACACTCTATTAAATGAAAGTCAGTTTCCGTGGTTTTTAAATTATAATAAAGTAAAAGATGATGGCATAACTCAATTTACTCACATGTTTTATTATGATTTTATTCCTAATAGTTCTTATTATAACAACTTACTTCCTTTTTTTAAAATTCTAAAACCAAACGCTATAAAAAGAGTAAAAGCAAATTTAACTATAAAAGCGAGTGAAGTAAAACCTTATAATCTTCATCAAGACTTCGATGATAATTTAAGTTTAAATCAAATGAAAACAGCCATATATTTTTTGAATACAACAAATGGTCCTTCTATATTTGAAAATAATTTTCAAGTTCAAAAAATTGATTGTATAGAAAATAGAATTATTATTTTTCCAACAAAAATTTTACACGCAGGTTCATCTCATACAAACGCACAAGTAAGAGGAGTAATTAATTTTAATTGGTTTTAAAAATTACCTTTTATCCAACTGGTTGTCGACTCATCCCAAACCCAGTCAAAATTATCTGTTTCAGGATTTCCAACTGGTTGAGCAACAGGAGCTTCCCACACATAACTTGTAGTGTTTAAAACCCAAGAAGGATAAGGTTTAGGTGCGTAAAACACGTCTGCTGATGGATCGTATGTCCATCCAATACCAGGATAATTAGCTCTTAATTTTTTACTTTGATCTCCCTCAATATTGTTAGCAAAATCTGACCAATATTTATTTTTCACAGTATTATAAGAACATTTTTTATATGTTTTAGTATTACTAAATAAATTTTGAAAAAACGCCTGCCCTAAAGATTCTTGTTCGTCGCCGTTTTCGTCTGTGATAGCATCGTCATTAACAACAAAAACTCCTGTTACAATATTGTTATCATCTAGTTCTGCAAAATGAGCCATGTTATAATCCTATGTTGTTAAACTTCCTGAACCAGTAAATTTAATAATGGTATTAGTTCCACTTGTTGTTACTGTTGGAGAACCTGTTGTTGTTCCTGAATAATTTGCTGTAGGCACACTTAAAATTACAACACCAGAACCACCAGCACCTGATGTGTCACCGCCACCTGTGTTTGCAGTTCCTGATTGTCCGTTACCATTATGAGGTCCACCAGCGCCTCCACCGCCAGAACCACCAGCACCGCCTTGTCCACTGTTTTCACTTGAGCCGCCACCGCCTCCACCGCCAGCGAAAGTAGCAGGAGAACCTTGTATACTACTTGATCCACCAGCACCGCCAGCTCTCGGAAGAGAACTCGTAGCAGAGGTACCAGCGGCACCTTTTCCGCCACCGCCACCTACTCCTCGGTTACTGTTAGGAGCTGAGTTTCCAGCATTATTTCCTTGACCTGGAGTCCCAGATCCACCAGGATTGTTTGGACCAGGAAAGCTTGAAGCCGAGCCACCAGAGCCACCAGAGCCACCAGGGTCGTTACTGCTTCCACCGCCGCCTTGTCCACCGCCAGTTGAAGTCACGTTTGTTATTAAAGGTGAAGTTATACTTGAATTTGATCCAGCAGTTCCATCTTTTTGTCCACCAGAAGCAGCGCCACCTCCGCCACCTACGGTAACTGTAAGAGTTCCTCCGCTAGTAATTCCTGTAAATTGACCTGTAAGCATACCACCTGCTCCACCAGCGCCAGAACAACCATTTGAAAATCCCTCAGAAGTTCCTCCTGATCCGCCACCAGCAACTGATAAATAATCTATGTCATATTCAGCAGATACGCCTCTCATATCATCCATTGTTATGGCTGCGGGAGCAGAACCAACTCCACATAAACTTCTAACTGCACTAGCACTCATATTAATTTGAGCGTTAGGTGAATTACCTAGTTCGTCGTTTACGTCTGAAAGTTGAATTGCATTAGGTGCACTGGGAGTAGGCATTATTAACTCCTTTTTAGTTTATCTATTTGTCCTTGCAAGTCTTTTACACACTCAATAAGTAAAGAAGTTAAACGATCATACTTAACCGCTTTGACACCATCACTTCTTGTTCCTACTATCTCTGGTAAAACTTTTTCTACATCTTGAGCAAGAACACCAACATCTTTTTTACGCACAAAATATCCGTCTTCTCCACCTCTTTGATCTATGTAATCTTTTTTCCAATCAAATAGAACACCATTTAATTGTGAAACTAAATCCATTGGTGAAGGAATGTTAACAATGTTTTCTTTAAGTGAAACATCAGAGGAATAAAAAGCAGTTACATCATTTGTTGCTCTAATTTCACCTGTTGTTCCTGAAGCATCTGTTCCAACGCCAAAAGAATCTAATCTTACATCATTACCAGCAGTTGAATTTGAAACAACCATTGTTCCTGTTTGTGCTGGCATTGTGATTGTTACATCAGCTGTTGCAGCAGGACCTATTAAAGTAGCCTTGTTTGTACCATTATCAGAGTCTTCAAAAAACTCTATAAAGCCTGCGCTTGTAGCACCATTTTTAACTTGTGCTCCTGCTGTGAAAATACCTTGAGTAGCAGTTACAGTTGAATTAAATGCTGCAGCTCCAGCATCAGACATGTCTATTGTCAACGCTGTAATTCCAGATCCGCCATCATCTCCTTTGATAACAAAATCTTTATCTTGAACTGCTGTGGTTATAACTAGATCACCAGAGTTTTGAGTGGTTAATTCAGCAACATCTATATTTGCTATTTTTACATCTATTTGATCATCTGTGTCTGCTGTTAAACTTGTGTCTGCATCAGCGTCTAAAACTAATTCTTTACCATTAACATCTACTGTGCCATCAGCTAAGAAAGATCCGCCAAACTGACCTCCTGATGCAAAGACATCGTACCAGTTAGTACCATCTGTAGCTACCAATCTAGTTGCACCATTTGCAATAGATAAAGTGTTTCCTGAAGCTCCAAGTCTTATAGTCATAGCGTAAGGTCCAGAAGATCCTGAATCAGTAGTTGCGTTAGTAATTAAGTAAATTTTTTGTGTAGCTGGGAATTGCGCTATTCTTACTGCACCATGTGCACCCGTAAGTCTTATATGAGCATTTCTTGCTTGGTTATTAGCTTGTGATTGTGGACCATCACCATTTGTTAGTGTGGTTACTGCTGCATCTCCACATGCAACGTTGACTACACCAGCGATTGCAAATTCTAAAGACTGCGAAAAGTTGTTGTTCGTAATAGTTCCCCAAGTTCCTGAATTTGCACCAGTAGCTTGAAGCTCTATTCTCAAACTTGTTGAATATGTTGAACTCATTTAATCTCCTATATAATTATTATTAGTTAAAATAAAGTTTGTCAAAACTTTTATGCAGCTTTATGGACTTCCGTCCAACTTATTGCGCTGTTTGAGTCATCTACTTGGTTCCAGAAGGTTCCTTGTAAAGTTCCAGTTGTACTTGTAGCAGAAACTCCAGTTGGAGTAAAGTCTACACTTATAGTAATAGTAAGATTACCACGATCAGCAACAGCTTGAACACTAGGTGCTTCATAGCTCGTTTCTTGCGTTTCTTCACCTAATGATGAAGTCATACCAATACCTGTTAATTCAATAGAGGTTAAAACAGTGCCTAAAGATCCTGTTAATTGATTACCACTAGGAAATGCTGTTTTTCCTATAGAAGATTCTGCAGTTCCTACAAAAATATCAAGTTCAGGCTCACTTGCCGCAACAACAGTTACCTGTGAGTCCCCTGATATTGAGAAAGTTCCTATAGATGAAGTTGTTGCAACGCCAGTTACGGATATATTTTGATCAGTAGCGACTGTTTCTGTTCCTAAAGAAGCTGTTAATCCCTGACCTGTAAGTGCTTGTGATATTCCAACAGCGCCCCATTGTTGTTGACCCCATCCAATAGAAGCACCTGTATTGATGTCTGTATCACGGTTCCAACCAGTTGTTTTAGTTTGAGAGGTTGATTCATCACCTAGTGATGAAGTCATCGCTATACCAGTTACGGATATATTTTGATCTGTTGCAACTGTTTCAGTGCCTAAAGAAGTCGTTAATGCATTACCTGAAGGAGATACAGTAACAAGAGTTAACACTGTCACATCATCAACAGTGCTTGTTAATGCAACACTTGGAGAAGTAATAGCTGCTGATCCAGTGATAGTCTCTTCTCCTAAAGAAGAAGTAAGACCAGCGCCAGTTACGGAAACAGTATTATCGCCATTACCCCATGCACCATTACCCCAACCAAAACTAGATTCAATATTAGATCCGACATTTAATCCTCGGTTCCAACCTTCTCTAATTTGTATAGTCGTAGACGTGGTAGCGCTTACACCAGTGAGCGTTACATTTATGTCTAATTCTAGACTTACATCATTAACACTGGATGTGAGGCTAACACCTGTGGCGTCAACAGTACCACCTTGGTTCCAAGCACCATTGTTCCAGGTTGACCGCCCCCATCCTGCAAGTGGGGTAGTCATAATTTATCTCCTTATGCGATCCTTAAAATTGCAGCGGTTGCTTCAGCAGCGGGGAACGTAATTGTAAATGTT